TATTATATATATCAATTTCAGAAGCTTTAATACCTTGATTAGCAGATAGTAATCCACCCAAAGTTTTAAGTTCTTTAGAATAGTTATAAATTTTAATAAACTCATCAAAATAAGCTTTATTAATTCCAGCTTTAGCAGGATTAAGTTTTCCTAATTGTGCATCAATTGATGAACTTTTACCAGATTTAAAGAAGTCTTCTTGTAAAGCAGCTTTAATTTTTAACGCATCATCACTAGTCATAAATTTACCAATAAGTGCTTCATCCATTCCTAATACTAACATATAAATATGCATTGAAGCAAAATCTATACCAGCATTAATTTTAGCTAACATTAACTCTTTAGCATTATCAGTTGCAAGAGATAATAAAGCAGATATATTTAAAGCCGGATCATTTTCATCAAGAACTTTAGATAACTCTAATTTCTCTTCATCGTTAAATAAAGATCCATCTTTCTTAGTTAGATTAACTTCTTTAAGATTTTTATATACAATATCTTCTAAAGTTTTAGTTGCTTTTTCTGTTAAGTTTAATCCTCCAATCTTTTTAAGATTGTAGTTCTTACCTAAAATATGAAAGTTTCTACTAAAGAATTCATTATCTTCTGATGTTACTTCACCATTATAATAATTAGAATAATATGTAACTAAAGCAAAATAATCTTTAAGTCCTGTAGCAGCAGCTCCAATTACTTTTTTACCTACAGCATTTTGTTCTTGTTGTAAGAATGTTGTATGACCATCATAATTACTTAAAGCATAAGAACCATCAATTTTCTTACCAATTTCTGTATACTTACCAAATGAGATTGGAGAATAAGATGCAACTTGATTTCTAGGACTAGTACTTAATGCAATTAACTTATTAACTACAAAGTTTTTAAATCCATTTTCATTATTGTATTTATTATGTTTAGATAATTGTTTAATAAATTTATCAGCAATTAAATCATTTTCACTATCAATATATTTAATTTCAGGATGATCTTTCAAATAGTTATAAATATCAGCTCTTTCTTTTAATCTAAATGGATTCATGGTTGTAGGAATAACAAATGTTTCGCCTTCAAACTTTCCTCTAGTATATTCCTTTCCATTAGGTGCAGGAAGTCTTAAAGAATCTCTAACGTTATCATCAGATGAGAAATCAAAGAATGGTGATCATTTTTCAAAAGAACCATTTCTATAATCATACATCATCATATAAACTTTATCAATATCAAAGTCAGAACCTTGTAACCATAATTGTCAGTGAGATACAAATGCATTATTCAAGTGTTCTTGAGTATATGCTACAGTATTCATAGACATAAATGATTGATAAGCTTGTGCAGGAATACGAGCACTTAATGATAGATTAGACATTTTCCATGAATTAAACATAGTATTTTTCAAGTTAAACACATAACTGTCTTTAGCTCTACTTTCTCTTAATTTATCACGATATCCACCAGTATCTCAAAGATAACTACTAATATCTTTTGTTTTAGAATCTTGAGATAAACCTGCTGTTTTAGCAGCATTTTTCATTTCAAGATAATACTTTTGTTTATTTTTCAAATAAGTTCTTGATGCAGCATCATTTGTATTATCAACTAAAAGTTTATATACATCTAATAAAGAATCAAGATTATCATCAGATACAATATTTTTATTAATGTTCATAAAATCATTTACATCAATTAGATCAAATTTGTTTTTACTACCACTAATAAATGATTTTAAATCTTCTAAAGAATTAACAACTAACATTTCATTATTTGATTTATCTTTAAATAATTTACTACCTTCTGGAAGATTATACATCTTTTTACCTTGCATATCTTTACGAACTCTTACATCCTTTCCATTAAAATTTTCAGTAGATTCGTTAACAAAAAATGATTCTCCAATTTGAGTATCTTTTCTTTTTAAAACATCATTGTCAATTGTATATCTATTATCAGAATTTATAATAATACCTAATTTCTTTCCAGTCTTTGAGTCAGATAAAAATACATCACGTTCTAATTTTCTAGGAACATTTAATGCATTATTGATAATATTTCCAAAGAAATTCGGAGTTATATCAGCATGTTTAAATTCTTCTAATGAAAATTCAGATTGATAAACTTTAGGAATAATATTTTCAGCATGTTTATGTACATAATCACTAATTATATCTGTACTAAGATATTCAGCTTCTGGATCAATACCATAAGCAAATGTATCATTCTTTTCAGAACCACCTGATTTATATTTAAATATTTCATCAAAAGGATTAGCTGTTGTAGCGTCAGATGTTCTTTTAAAAATAACACCTTTTTCTAATAAAGTATATGATCTATTAACTCATTTTTGCAAATATTTACCAATAAATTCATAATAATCTCTCATGTAATCTTTATGAGTTTCATGAGTATCTAATGGCATCATACTATGTATTGATTTAAAACGTTCATCATTCTTTGATAAATAATCAATGAAATTCAATACTTGTGGATGTGGAGCAAATACTCCAGTTTTCTTCCAAACCTTTATAGCTTGTTCAAAATTTCATTTAAGTTGAACTGCTTCTAAATCAAATGAGTTTTGACGTAGTCCATTAACATTATAAGTAATTTCAACAGGTTTTAAATCTCTAGTAAGTCCATATATTTTTTCAAATTCATATTGACTATTTTCAAATAAATTCTTAAAGTTATAATAATTTTCAATTCTATCAAGATTAATTATATTGTTAGATTTATTATATTCAACTCCTCCAATTTCAACAGCATTATTATCTGTAAAAATAATTCGTATTGTATCTAAAGGATTGATTTCATTTAATAATACAGGTTTAGGTTTGAATTCATCAGAAAAATTTAAAACATGATCAATCTTAGATTTTAATTTATCATATTCAGTATCACCAATTGGAACAAATGATGCTTTAAGTTCATCAGAAAGTTTATCAAATTTACTAAGGATATCATCCATTATATATGTCTTGCCAACATTGTTCTCATAAATCTTCATAATGCCCTGAGATGGATTTAAAACCATCGCAGCACCCCTAAATTTACGACGAATATAATCCGTATTTATTTTAGAAATTATTGATGAAACAAATTGTTTATAAATTGTTTTATTACCATAAGGTATAAAATCAGAATCAGCAGGATTTAAAGTAGCTTCAACATTTTTATATAAAGAATCAACAATAATTTTACTGTTATTTATTTGTGAACTATTCTCTAAACTTTTTACAAATAATTTAGTCAGTTGTTTCAGTTTATCTTCTCCACCTAACTTTTGGAATTGTTTTAAAGTATTATCAATTATTGATCCAATTCCATTATATAAATCATTAAATAACTCAGGAGCTGCATTGTTTTCAGATGCAGCAGAAAGTACTTGTGTAATTTCAGATACAGATGATTCATCAGAAGTGTGACCAGCATCTAATTGAATTCCAAAAAATGATGTATCAAAGTTAAACCAATTAGGTTTTGACTTATTAGTATGATGTAAAACATCAGTATGATTGATATTAGTTGCACCATTTTTAACAGCAGATTCAGGTAAAAACATTGCAATCATTTTATCTTTTAATTTCAATCCTCCATTTAAAGCATGCTTTTTAATGATTTCATTTACTATTTGAATTGATTGTTCAGTTTGAACAATTTTTTCAATCGTTCTACCATTTAAAAGTTTAGTAATCTTTTTAGATGAAAATGCTCCACCAAAGGCTTCTCATAAATCAAATAAGTTTTTAATTTTTAATGGTTGAATTTCAATATCTCCATTTGCATTAGCGTAACTTAATTCATAACTTGTTTTACCTTTACCATCAGCTTTTTTAATAGAAATAACTTGTCTAAATTCTCCGTTAATTGGAATATATAAATTATCAAGATCAATACTTAAAGCTTCTCCTGTAAGAGATGTAAATATATTATCATGATCAGAATCTTTGAATATATCAAAATGATTCATTTTCTTCATCCATTCTCTTTGATTATAAGGAGAATTGATACTAGTTCTAATATTTTCATTAGTCATTCCAAATGTAGCACATTTCAAAAAAGTACTATGTCCATTGTGAATAGAAGTACCAATTGGTTTTTGAGTTCCGTTTAAACCTTTACCAGGTTGAGCAGATATAGATTGAGCAACAAAGAAAGGGTTAGCAGGAATACCACCATCAAATACTTTTTGATCATCTGATGCACCAACTTGATTAAATACTTGAGCTTCTGGATCTTTAAATATTGCTAATTTAATTTGAGGTTCAATTCCTTGAGGACCTTTATTAAATATTGTCATACTAGCTCCAGTAATTACCATACGTTTTGTAAAACCTGTAGTTCTTTCTTTTTCTTCTAATCTCCAATCATTAAATCATCCTGATTCTTTAGTATTGATTTCAATAAAACTCTTTTTAAATGGGTGAATATATGCACCTTTAGTAGAAAGATTTTCATATTGACTTAATATTAAATTTCTAGACCACATATATTTTCTACCTAATTCAGATAGTTCAGTACCATCAGCATTATTCAATTTAAGATTACTAACTGATATTCTTTTACCATCTTCCATATTATAATCAAAAATATCATCAACATCTATATTAAAATGTTTAGCTATTTGTTCAGCAATGTGTTCAGATTTAACATGATAAGTTCCTTCGAATTTAGTATTTAATTTGATTTCTTTTGGAGAAATATGTGTATTTTCTAATGTTCAAGAAGCTAAACTTCCTTCCATATTTTTACTCCATTCATTAAATAATGATTGATCATTAAATATCATGAAATTAGTTTTAAGAGCTTGATTAATTTTCAAAGCCTTTTTACCATCAACTGAATATTCAGAATAATGTAAATCTCTAACTATTTCAGGATTTCTAAAATTATCATCATTACTATGATTATGTGTATAAGATCTTGTTAATTTTTCAATAGCTTTAACACTAGTATTTTTTTCAAAGAATTCTTCAATTTGACTAATTTTATCTTTAGGATCACGTACTGTAGATAATGAAGATGAATTATCAATCAATAATAAATCAGCATGAATATTATTTATAACTGATGTATAATATTGTAATTGATTTTGTTTAAAGTGAGATTTTAATTCATCACTTGATAATTTAGCTAGTGTTCCACCTAAGTTATCTGTAACATTTGAATTAATTTCTAAAGCTAATATCTTACCTTTATCAGAAAAATTCCAAGGTTGAATAAACATTCTATCTTCATTAATACTTGACATTAAGAAATTTCTAGTAAATGCAAGTTTAAATAAATCTTTTGAATTTAATTCATCAATTGATTTAGCTTCATTTTTACCAACTACTTCACTTATAATAGCAGTACCTTTTATTAGATTAGGATTTTGTTTAAAGAAAGTATTAGCATTTGCTTTAGCTAATAATCTTCCAGTTAATGCTCCAACATAAGCAATTGACATAGTTGGTCATGAATCACCTTCCGAACTTTTAACTTGTGTTACAACGTTATATTTTTCTTCTTGATGTCTTAATTTAAATAACTTTTTAAAGTCAAATTCTTTAGATACATTATCTTCTTGTAGTTTAGCTATAATTTCATCATTAGTTAATACTCTATCAGCTAAAGAGACATCTTCATTCATAACTTTAATATCTTTCATTAAAAGATTTTCTAATGATTTTCTAGTATTAGCTGTTAATGGATCTGATTCAGATTTAGTAGAACCTAAAAATGATTCTTTACTTTCTTTAGATAACTGTATATCAGCATATTTATCAATAAATGCAAATACTCCACCATAAGTAGAAAAATCAGCATCTCTAAATATAGTAGAATCTGTTTTAAGTTTTTGCTTATAAGAAACTGTATTATTTACAAGTTGTTTGAAATCCACACCTACTTTAGTATCCATATGTAGATTGTCAACAGTTGTACCATTTCCTTCTACATCTTCCGATCTATATGTATTTTTAACTGTATTTCTTATAGCGTGAATTAATATTTGTTCAATATCAATTGGTTTATCAGATATACCGATATTAGTTGCTTTCCATTCATTAAATAATCCCACAACTCCAGTATCTCTATGATATAAGAAATCATGAATACTATACATATAATTTTTAATGATACTTAAATCATCATATTTATCAGATTCATTTACTAAAGCTTTTAATATTGTTCTGAATGGTATATCGTTATTATCACGTTCATGTCTTTCAAATGCTTCATCAACTGTTAGTTTTGAACCTTTAATATTAAGTGTTAAGTCTTGAGGTAATGAATTCATTACTGCTCCAATAACATTAACACTAGTTGTTCCTAATGTAATACGATTATTTCCAAATAAATATCCTGAAGTTTTATCTCCATTTGATTCTTCAGATTCTTCAATTACATTGTGTTGTTTGAATGGGATGATATTAGAAAGTAATTTAAATAAACTTGAAGTATGATGTGATACATCAGTTCCTTCTATTGAATCAGAAGCTCATGTTGAAGTAGATGCTCCTTTAAATTTTAATGTATATTTAAATTCACTATTAGAAGGAGGTGCATATGTATTCATCCCATCCGGATTTACATTTATTACATCTCCATGTTTTTCTGACATTAATTTATCAAAATTTGTAAGAATCAACATTCTTATATATCCTGATGTAGTTGAAATACCTTTAGTATCAATACTATATTTATCTAAAGCTTCAAATTTAGTTGTTACTGATTCTAATACTTTAGAATATGGTGTTTTACCATCTGTATCTGGAAAAAATAAATCAGGATTCAATCTAAATGCACGAGATCCAGTAGAATCTTTATCTGTATTATACAGATTAGAATCTTTTACTTCAGTTACTCCTGAAACTTTAGTTAGATATTTTCAAATATCATTCTTATAAACAAAGATATTATGTTCCAATGCTAAATCAGATACTACAAAGTTATTAAATCCGTTATCCCTGTTATCGTTATTAACGAATGAAACAGCATACATAGCGTACTCTAATTCAGAATCTAAAAAATTTTCAAGTGATTTATCATGTTTTAATAGTTTTGCTATATTTGAAGCATCTATTAAAGTTGGATTAGTTGATAACGATCCAGATGTTTTAGATAGTCCATATCTAACTTGAGATATAATCTCATTAATATTATCAGAAGTTAAGTTAGGTTTGTTTAACTTTGACATTGATAAATATAACGAATTGAAATCATACACCCGTGCTTCAGGAGATTCTTCTATTCCCTTTAATATAAAATCTGACGCAGCAGATATTTCTTCATTTAATTTTTCATTATCTACTAAATCAGAACCGAAAATACCAAGGGGTTCTATCCCCTTGGCACCATTCAGTTTCTTGATTATTGCTTTAAAATTTTGTGAACATTTACTCATTTTTTATTTAAAATTTACAATTGTATTGGTTATTATCATTTAATCCACTTAATACTAGATTTTTGATTAATGAATTGTTTTTATTAAGTTGAACATTTTTATCAGGACCTAATTCAAATAATGAACTTAGGGCACTAGTTATATTTAATCCGTCCATCTTTAACACTCCATTTTCAACATCTAAATCATCATAATTTTGATCAATAAATCCATTTATTATTTTGCTTACTACAGCTTTACTTTTTTCAACATCTTTTGCTTTGTCAAACAAATTACCAAGTGGAACTCCAAATGTATTACCTTCAAAATCAAATGATATGTGATTTGGTATTTCTACTCCAACTAATGTTGGTTCAGTTTTTACATTATTAGTATTTACTTCGTTTCCACCAATCTTACTTAATATTTTATCCATATTTAACATAATTTGATTAGGTTCAACAGGATATTGCATTTCATAATTATTATTAGTAGATACTGGTAATTTACCTTCAAATTCACCACTAACAGCAGGAGAATCAATAATAGTATTGTAATAGATAGGTTTGTCATAAGTTTGAACAAAACTATTAAATCTAGTTACAGTATCTTCGTATTGAGATTTACCTTCTGTCATTATATTATGTATAACATATAAAGGATTTGGAATTTTAACAGGTATAACATCTCTAAATCTATTTCCGATTATGGATTTTAATTTAGGATTTTCTAATAAATCATCAAAAGTTTTTTGAGTTGATGCATCATTGTTTATAAATCGCCCTAAATCCATTAAAGTTTCTACAATATGAAATGATTCTAAATCATTCTTAGATAAATAATTTTTCCAAGAAATATGATTAACCATATCATCAATAATAGTATCAATGTTTTTACCAGCAACTTGTTCAGATTTTAAGAAATCATAGAATACTTTCCATCCAGTATATTTAGACATTAATGCTAATTTTTTATATTTAGCATCTACATCTGTTTCATGGTCAGCAAGATGTTCTTGATTTTTTAATTTCTTATCAGCTTTAAGTTCTGTATCAGCTGTAGTTATTTGTGTTCAAGCTTCACTTAAAGTTCTACTTTTAGCATTTAATACAACTAATTTAGAATATTTAATATTTCCTTTAACATATTCAATAGTAACATAAGGTCTATAAGCATATCGGTTGTAATATTCTTCCGAGTTTCTTAATGTGAATTCATCATTAGTTTCATTCTTACCTTGAGTATTATAAGGAGTTTGTCTGTATTCTTCCATTGTTTTTTTAATATATTTAAGATAATCTCCATTTTGTAATACACCATGTGCATCATATTTTGGACCTCTAAATACTTTAATCTCACTAATGAAAGCTCCTGGAAATTTAGCTTTTAAATCTTTTACAGTTATAGCAGAATCCTTTTTAAAGGCATCTTTTTGAGCATCATTCATAGTTGGAACTTGAACTCCCATATATGTTTTAATATCAGCACTATCAACTGTAATATCTCCTTTACTTGCTAAATCATATAACTTAGAAAGTTTTTCGAAATCAACATTAGCTTTAACAGCAGGATTTGAAATATCAGGCAATGCTGAAAGAGTTATAAAATGATTTGCACCACCAATTTCAACATTCATTCCAAGAACATAAATATCTTTACCTTTTAAAGCATTACTATTTACTAGTTTACCATAAGGATCAGTATACTCTCCACTTTTAAGTTTTCTTATTACTAAATCTTTTTGTTTAGTATCATTATTAAATAATCTAAAATCATCAGGTCTAGTATAAATTGTGTTATCAATTGTAGAAAATAATACTAAATTTTTCCATTTAATATAATCGCCAACAACATCTCTAACACTTTGATCAGATATATTTACTAATCTAAGAATTGAACCTAAATCAGTTCCAGTACTATTCTTTATTAAGTCATCAATATCAATATCAGATCCAATTATTTTATCTAAGTTATTAGAAATATCATGAATTCCAATATTATTAAAGAATGAATATCCTAATATATTACTAGGATCTTTAGTTTGAACAGTAGTAGAAATTGGAGTAATTATTTCAGGGTCTGAAGTTTCTTTCCAATCGGTATTAAATTTCTCATTTACAACTTTAACATCTTTATGTTTTATAGGATCAGATTGTTTATAATCCTTTGTCATATCTGATAATTCATCAATTCTCTTAGTTAAGAAATCTTTAGCTCTATCGTTATCAAATACTTTTTCTTCTGTACTTAATGACATTTCTGTTTTAATTCCAAAATTATCTAATAGAGTTTTAGAACCAACAATTAAAGTTCCAATTTTAGATCTAGTAACAAGAGTATATAAACTACGTATAGTATCAAAATCAGAATCAGATATTTTAATTGGATCAAGAATTACTACTTGATCAAATTCTTCACCTTGTACATTTTTAGAATAAACTTTAATGTCAGCAGATTGAATACCTAAAGTACTTGTAATTAAAGATTGTGTTGAATCAGATAATTTACCACTATCAGTTAAGAACACAATTTCTTTAGAAGTATCTAATTTTAAAAGATCAGCTTTTGTAAGATTATCTACAAACTTATCTCCATTTAAAAATGTTTTATCATAATAAACTAAAGTAGGTCTATATTTAATAGGTTCTTTCAAATATGAATCTCTATAAATAGCATCTGTAAAATTCTCCATAAGAATACAATTATCATTATGGTGTACATTCTTAGATCTAATTGTACTTTTAAGTTTAATAGATCTAGGAGTAGATATATTCTGTGTAGAAAATGATGTAGTACCAATTTTACTTCCATTTTGTAAATTATCACCCATTGCAATAACATAGTAGTTATTGTTTTTAGCTAGATAATTAAACATTTGCCATTCAAGTGTAGATAATTGACTCATCTCATCAATCATTACAATTTTAGAACCTTCAATATTATGACCTAAGAATACAGAATCTAACCATTTTTCATTTATAGCAACTGCACCATCTCCTTCACCTTTTATAAAAATCTCAGGATTTAAATCATCATATTTATCTTGTTCTATTAAATTTAATTGTTCCATGTATTCATCATACTTAGAACCAATCATTGTTTTAATGTAGTCTTTAATTAAGTCTTCTTTTATTTCAACAGATACCTGATTCTTTAAATTCTCTTTTAATCCAGTAAGTGTTTTAGGTGTTGGTGCTAAAGCATGAATAGAAATATTTTCACTCGGAACTTTAGAATCAATTATCATTCTTAAAGGAAAGTTTCCTAAAATTGTAGTTTTACCTGTTCCAGCAGAGCCAAGAACATTAAATACATATCCAATAGAGAAACTTCTAGATTGATCAATAGCTTGTTTATAGGCTTCTTTTTCAGTAATTGTAGTACCTGCATCTTTTGCATCAGCAAGTATAGAATTCTTTAAAGTATAAATACTAGGTTGTACAAACTCTATAGAATGAGCCATTATATCTTTTCCTAATCTACCATTAAAATAAGCTTGTTCTTGTCTTTGTACAAATTGTTGTACAAAAAATGGAGCTTTTACTTCCGACAAAGATACTTCATTTTCTAGTAACTTTTTATAGTTTAGATAAAAATCTTTACTACTAAGAGCCAGTACAGAATGTAAATAAAAATATCAATCTTTTTTCTCAAGTTGAGTCAAATCCTTTGTCAGATTAGAATCCTTACCATCAATAATTGACTTGATAATATTTTCAGAATTATCATTGCCTTTAAACGGAGCAAAAACTTCATCTAATTTGTCTGTCAAGTTTCCTTCAGCATTATGAAAATTAGTATAAATTCTATGTTCAAATTCAGCAAGTTTACTTTCAGCTAAAACTATTTTATTAATAGCATCAAGATCATTTTGATTTATTAAAGTTCTTCCATTCACAGTTAGTTTACCTGCTGAAATTTCAGAACCATCAGTCATTCTTTTTAAAATAGAACTAACTAATGCTGTTTTGATTAAATTATGTTCTTCAATTAAAGATCCAGAGTTTCTTTCTGCAAGAGTTTTAAAATAGTTTAATTTATCTGAAATGAAAGTTAAATCATCATTTATGATCTTAGCTGACGTACTATCAACCAATCCAAATTTTCCACTAACTTCTTCGAACTTTTCAGCAGCCATATTTAATGAAACATTATAACCATACAAATCACCACCTAATCCTACTTCTGTAGAAGTCATTGCTGAAATTACAGAACGTACAGCAGTTATTGTAGATAAAGCTTTATTTAATTGATCAATTTGAACATTATTTCTAATAAATTGAGACGGTGCTACAATATTATCAAATAAATCATAATTATCTCTTAATAGTTTAAAGAATGAAATAGGACCTGTTTTACCTCATAGATTTATCTGAAACTCATTCAACTTGTCCAAAAACGTATTCATTTTACGTTTATTGTATTTAAGAATTTCATGAATGTTTAAATAGTCTTTATATCCACGATCAATTAAAGCTTTACCTAATTCTGAATTTTCATCGAATTCAAAATTATCTAAATCAGGAATTAATGCAGAAAGAGAACTATTTTGAATATTTACTCTAATTTCATTAGCAGCATCTGTTAATTCTTTAACCGCTTCATTATCTAAATCTTCACCTCTAGCAATTACATTATTAGCATATTTAATTAATAAAGATCTACGTGGTGAAATCTTATCATTGCCTTTTGTAAAAGTATAATAATCATCATCAGAATGTAGCGCTTCATTATAAACTTCTTCTAATTTAGGATCTGAATTTCCTTGATTGATAGATATTTGATCCATTTTACTTTTAACAGTAGAATTGAATACATCTTGAATTTCAGTAAGTGTTACATCAGTTCCTTTATTTTGAACATAAGTATCTAATGCTGTAACAATATCATGAGTAACTTCATCAGTATCTTTGTCAAATCAGTCTGCTAAAATTTGGTCAGCATCAGAAAAACTAATAATTCCATCTTCATTAGTAACACTAGATAATTCATCTAATACTTTATTAGCTTCAACTAATAATTTAGATTTTATTAAATCTTTATTAACAGCTTTCTTTTCATATCCATTAACGTGGATTGTTCCAATGTTCCCAATAGTTGTAATTTCACTATCTTTGGCTAAATGTTGCATTAGAACATCTTCTGTAGCTAAATCCGCAGATTGAGAAATTGTTTCTTTCTCACCCATGATTTGTTTTACTCGTCCATTTTTACTTCCGTTATAAGCATCAAATGCTTTTTGTATAATACCGTAATCTAACTCTGTAGACGGAAGACCTAATGAATTTACAATAGCAAATAAATGTTCTTTATCTCCAGTACTTAAAGTATTAATATCCCTCTTTTGATTTAATTCTACATCAGCATTATTAATATCAGTATTAATTTCTTCTTGAAGTGGAGCAATTTTTTCATTTATTGTATTAATTTCATCTGGTTCTGTAACAGTAGATAATTGTTCTTCTAACTTATTTAATTCTTCAAGTTTAGGATTGATTAAAGCATCACGTCTGTTAATTATTTCAACTTTTTGTTCTTCTGGTAAACCAATTTGAATTAAATTCATATCGTTTAAGAAATGAGCAACATCAATATCAGTATCAGATGTAAGACTTGCAGTTCTAAAACCATTCTTATCTAATTCAGTATTTAATTGTTGTAATCATTGTCAGTTAGTATAAGCGTCAGTTAAACTTAAACCTTTACCTTTATTTCTAAAGTTAGCTAAGAATGAACTTCTAGTATTAGCATATCCATCAGCATTAAACTCTGCAATTGAATGTGAGAACTCTTCATTAATTTCCAAAAATCTATCAAACATTGATTTCATTTTGTTTTTAAAATCACCTTTACTTTCATCAAATATATTATCAAATTCTGCTTTATAAGTTTTCTTTTCAGATTCACTAAGTGAATAGAAATCTTTATCATATTTATCTTTAACATAATCGTCAACAGATAAAGAAATAAATGGTGCGTGTAAATTTTTATTTAATGTAAATAGTGATAACTTATGATAGTATTCAGCCTTTTCACCTTTTAATAATTCTTCAACTAACTTTCTTTTTTCATTAAGTTTAGATTGAATATCACCTTTACCTACTTCATTTTTATTTACACTTTTATCATCTTTTTCAGTTTGTACATTTTCTAATTGAGTAGTAAGATCTACAATATCTCCAATTAATTGAGTAAAATCTGATTTTACAAAAGAATCAGTTCCGTTTTTCTTTAAATCAGCAATTCTAATATCATCAACAATTGCTTTTCTAATAACAGATTCATCATCTTCTTTTATGTTTTCAAGATTTAAAATTCTATCAGCATTTTGAATATATGCTTTAGTAGCATTAGCAATAACATCAGCTTGACTCATTCCACTATCACCATCTTTAGCTAGATAAATTTGTTTACCATCTACATTAGTTGTAACTGGAGATAAATCAGTACTTCCAAATCTACTTTTTTGTTTATCAATTTCTTTATATAAATCTTCTGCTTGACCATTAGCTACAAGTTGAAGTACATTATATTTTGTTTCTTGTTCAATACCGTGTCCAGATAAAATAGGTGATATAACTGAATGTTCTAATTCAAACATAGGTCCTCCAACCATACCTCCAACTAAGTTAGATACATAACGTTCAAATCCTGATTTACTAAATACATTATCAAATCCTCCAAATGAACCTTGTTTCTTAGTAAATCCACAAGCACTCATAATATCAACAATACCTTTAGCTGCATCAGAAGCAAGTTCTTCTGAAACTTCTTCAATACCTTCAATCATTGATACTTTAAATAATTTTTCAGCTAATTGACTTTCTCCAATAGGTTGTGTAATTAAATTTTGAAATCCTTGTTTAGCTTTTGAAAATACATTCCCCAATGCTTTTTTACCAGCAATTTTATCTGTTGCAAGTAAATTAACAGCTTCTTGTGTTTCACCCATTAATTCACGAGTAACACTTCTAATTCCAGCTTTATTAACTTCTTCAGTATAACCTGTAGATTTATCTAAAAACCAGTGACCTAAATTATTATTCTTCATTAAAGCATATTGACCTGATGCGGCTAATAATGCAGCAAAACCTGCTGTTCTATTATCATATCCTCCAGCTTTAGCATCACCATAAACATCAGCAGATTGCGTCATAGCCATGTAACCTAAGTTTAATGTTTCAGCTAATTGTGATCGTTTATGATTTATAGATTCAAGTGTTCCAATTTTATCGTAGGCAACTTGAGCAAGACGTTCGTAGTTTTCTTTACTTCTAGTTATACCTTTTACAGCATCACCAATAGCAACATCTTGAAGAATATCTTCAGTTTGATTAGCTAATTTTGCTAAATATTCAGTCTCATGTGACTTATAAAATAAATTAGACAAACTACCAGCAGCACGTTGTTCATAGATTTGTGAAAAAGTATCTGCAACCATACTTCCCATTTGTTCATAATTCCACATAGATTGTGAACCCGCATCTGAAATACTTCTAACATCATATTTAGAAAGATATCCTTGTGCAGTATTCATTGCTTTCCATAGTGATGTTTCATTACCTTTTTCAGTATCACCTGTAAATAATGCTTCTGCGGCTTTATAAAAAGTTGGAAGTACAGTAGCTAAACCTAATGCCATTTTCATTCCACCATAATATACATTAACTCCAGGAATTAAATAAGGTGCAACTTGTGTAGCAAGTTTCATAGTAGTCCCAAATACAGATTTATCTTTACCATCAGAATCAAAGAAATCTACTTTATTTAATTTAGAACCATCAACAGTAATTAAATCCATAGGATTTACTATTTGTTTACCATATACTTCACGTTTACCAAGTGTTTCAATATAAAGATTTCCATCTTTATCATATTTCCAATCACCTTTTTTATGATTTACATGTCTTTTTGTCATAGGATCTATATCAGCACCATCTTCATCCCACTGAGCATAAACCATTGTAGGTCCCACTAAAGAACCCATTAAACCCATGTCATTAGCTGATTTATCTAATCATTGTTTAGATTCAGAATCATATACTTTTGATTGTTGAGCTAATTCTCTTAAAGATAAATCAGATACATCAATACTATTTATTCCAGTTTTACTATATAATTGTTTAAACGGATTATAATCCTTAGTTATAACTGGAGCTACATCTGCACGTAATGCTCCTTTTGGAGCAGTAAAATCTGTTGGATCATATTCTAACGCTTTAGCTAAAGCTTTATCATTTCCTAGGTCATTATACAACGACGCAGCTTTTTGATAAGCTGCGTTGAAGGTTTTGTCATCGAATTTACCAGATGCATCTTTAAACATCGATTGAACTTTATCTAATTTTTTATAATCGTCCATAGGTAATAGTTGAGTATTACTTGGAACAACATTAGAACTAGCTAAATCGAATAAATTTAAATCTGGTTTCTGCACTAATGCAGAAAATATATCATTTGGTTTTGTAATTTCCATATTATTGTTTATTTACTATTGAAAAAACTGAAATCAGCTTTAACTTGTGGAGTTTCATATTTTTGCAGATCTACTCTAGCATCTGTTAAGTTTTGTTGTTTATTCTGCATATGACCTGCAATTGAAGCAGCATATATAGAAGCATCTCGTTTATATGGAACTGCAATCATTCCTTTATAATAAGTGGTTGTCATATCAGTTCAACCAGTAGGAGCCTTAACTTTATTATCTTTTCATACTGTTTTTAAAGCATCTGATACAGTATCTTGTTCTTTACTGTCCAAGGCTTTAACTTCAGAATTATTATCTGCTTCAGAAGCACCTTCAGCAGTATAACCATACATTATTAAGAATGGTTTTATATTATTGTTTTCTCGTACTACAAAATCATTACCAACTTGAACATATCCAAATCCATGACGTTTGTAATAATCATTGATTATAGCAGGAGACCAATCATTTTTATGTTTTTCAATTTCTGATTGAACTTCATTAAATTGTTTAAGTGCATTATAATTAACAGTACCATCATTATTAGACGGCATATATACTTTAGCAGCAGTTCCACCATCATAAATAATATCATTAGCGCCTTTCATTCCAATAATTTTATCACCAAATGTAGCCTTACTCATATCAACAAGAGAACCATTTTTAGAATTCATTATATTTTTAAATGTAGTCATACCTAATGGAGTTCCATCTTCTGTAGCTAATCTTGCAGCACCTGTAACATGTAATATCATTTTCTTATTAGTTGTAATATCATTTCATTGCATTGGAGCTGAACCAGTTTTGCCATTATGTAATAATTCAAAAGGTGATACATTAGCTAATCCTTTTGCCGCGGCTGAAGCTTCTTCTGTAGCTCCTGGTAATTTCTCTGGAGAAATCGCAGAAGATGTTTTAGCAGTTGTATTAGTAATCAACATATCTAATATAAAATCTCTTGGATCTTTACCACCATTAACTATAGCAGTTGCTTTTAGTTTTTGTTGAGCATGAACATCCATTGTTTTTCATAAATAGTCTAAAGCTTTATCAATATGATTTCTTTCTGAACTATTTTCTGTAATAACTTTATAATGATCTCCAGGAGTGTTAATTATTTGATTTAAACTTTCTAAAGCAGATTGTTGTTCTTTTGTTGGACCTTTTACTGATACTTGTGATTTTAAAATATCATACTGTCCTTTAACTTGATCTTTAGAATAAAAATTTTCATTATGAGTATCTTCTGTTCCTAAAGAAGCAATTAAATCTTTAAGATTAGTTTTTATTTTATCTAACCCAATAGCATTATTTGCAACATCAAATATTGAATTTTGTCCTGATAATTTAGGATTATATTGTCTTTCATTTAATAACTCTGCAACAGATAATAGTTTATATTGATCTTTGTGTTTATCGTATTCGTTAACGTTAATTGCACTAACATTTCCTTTAGCATCTTTACCATAAACCATATCATTATTTACAGCAACTTCACCATAACCTCCTGCAGCAGTAGCTGTTTTAGCAGCTTCATCTCAAGCAGATTTACTTTGTTTAAGTTCATTAATTTTACCAACTAATCTTAATGACATTGCTCTATTATTACTTTGAGCATATGGATACATACTTCCCGAATTAGTTGATTCAATTTTAGCTAATTCAGAAACAAATCCGTTAACATCATTTACTAAACCTTTACCCATTAAATCTTTAAATACATCATCATCTAACATAGATGAAATAGTATGTTTACTTTCTTTAGATGAACTAGATGATGAAGAAGTTGCTTGTACAGGTTGTTGTTCAATGATGGGGGTGAATGTTGCAAACCCACCCCCTTGTTGAAATTTATTTATATTATATTTCATTATTTTGCATTTACTTTCTTATTGTTTGATGCTATTGTCTCATAAAATAATTTATCTGAATCTAAAGCATTTGTTTCAGTTTGACTCAAATCTATATTATGTTTATCCACAGGATTATTAACACTATGAATTACTTTATAAAATTGTTTTCTGTCTGCTTCTACTTTTTTAGCTATTTGTCCACCTTTCTTTAAAGATTGTCCGTACATCATAGCCATTTGAATATTTTTTAAACGTTCATTAAATGGTTTAATTTGAGATTCTTTAGCTTTAAGAGCAGTTTGTCATTTAGCATAATCAGATGATTTTTCCCAATCAATAGGAGTTATTCCAGGAGTTTTCATTTGAGTATCATAATTCTTTCTAAATGAATTATTAGTTTCATCAGCTAATGTATTATACTCTTCACCTAATTGTTTATATTTAGGATCTTGTAAAATATTAAACATTCCAGTTTGACCTTCACGTTGTTTTTTCATTATATCGTTTTTCTGATTAGCTAATAATAGAACATTAAGAGCTGTATTCTGAGCTGAACTTTGAAGCGCATTTATTCCGTGGATTTTTCCAAATGCGTTAGCGGCTAAACCTCTATTCTTACCAAGAACTTCAGTATTATATTTAGCGGTATTAGCGTTCATTTGTAATTGTTGTCCACGCATTTGATCAAGTCTTTGAGTATCTGCCATTTGAGCTTTATCTTTTAAAATATTACCTTGATTAATTCCAGATAATCTAACACTAAATCCTTTATCAATGTCAGCAGTTGAAGCAGCCATTCTAGCAGTTTTACTGTTAACAGCAGCAGCTTGTTTGTCAGCTTCTAAAGTATGTGGTCTATCAGCTCTAATATAAGTATTTGACATATAAGGTAATGTGTACATACTATCTGCAACACCTTTCCTTTGAGCATTTCCAATATCTTTATTAGTTCTAACTGTATTTAAATACATTGCTGTATTTAATAAATCAACTTTATTAAGTTTAGGAAATTTAATTCCTTCACTTTGTTTATTAACTGTTGTTCCAGATTGTGTAGTTGGTGTAGTTGTGTTTCCAAATAAATTAGTTGGAAGTTTTACTGCGGCAACATCAAATCCTTTATTTTTAGGTTCTAATCTTGTAGCAGATTCATTAAATTTATTAGTCATATAATTATGATATGGACCATATTTATTATCAGTAGCTAATCCTTTAACTTGTGCTAAATCTTTTACTGATACATTACTTCCAGCAGATTGAATAAATTTATTTAAATCTTCTTTATTTCTAGCTAACCAATTTTCATCAAGACCATTAACAAAATTAGTGTATTCAGGAGTATACCCTCCATCTTTAGTTTGCCATGTAGATACATCTTTTAAATCACTATAAGGTAAATAATTACCTGAACCTGGATGTTTATATGTAGTATTAGCTGTTGGTGCAACTGTAACTTTAGGTGCAATAGTACCAACTAATTTAGTAGGAACAATTGGTTTATTAATAACAGGTGCAGATATAATAGGTTGTTTTGTAGAATCAGGCAATGTCATAGATTGACCTTTATTATTAGTAAATGTATGACCAGAAGCTCCGATTGTTTCATTAGTAAATCCAGCCTTTCTAAGTTTACCTTCTTTTAAAGCTTTATCTAATACAGAAAAATCCATTTTAAATGCTCCACCTTGTTGGAATTGTATAACTCCACCTTCTTTATGTTCTACCATATTTTTATTATATTTGTTTCAGGCTTTGTTTAAACTTATTTTTCTTTTATAATCAGTGGCTTTATTAGCTCTATCTAATCCAAGAATAGCTTTTACTTTAGGATCTTTAAGTTTTTCTAAATTCTTTTGTTCACCTTGACGTAATTTACTAATAGCACTTTCTTGGAATTTCTTACCATATCAAGAACGTGGATCAGATTCTTCTTTTATAACTCGTTCTGATTTAGCTTTGTTATCATTCATACCCGTAACCTTAGCTACTTTACCTTTAATACCTAACCAACCTTTATCAATTTTAGCAGCTTTTTTAGCTTCATCAAGAGTTTCTATTTCAGCTTTAAGTTTAGAAATAGCACCTTCATCAGGAGTTTCTTTTGCATTTAAAGCATCTAATACTGATTTTTTAGGTGCAATTACTTTATCAAAATGTTCATTAATTGCAACTTCTGGATCAGTTCCTTTAGGAATTGTAATTTTAGATTCAACACCTTCTGGTACATTCTTTAATTTAAAGTCCGTACTAGCTTCTTGTGTTTGAATTTTAGTAGTTCCAGCGTGTACTTGTGCTAAATTATATAAACCTTTAACAGCTTGCACACCATGTACTAAACCTCTAGCATCTTGAATAGAAACATTTCCTAATCCACCTTCTTCTATATCTTGTGCAGTTTGTCTAGCAGCTGTTCCAGCATTTACTAAACCATAACCTAAAAATGCAGGTTTTGCTAATTTTGCAGCTTTTGATACTATTGATGATGCTGGTTTGAATGCTCCTTTTACTAAAGCTTTAGTTTCTGGAATTCCATATTTAGCAATTTTAGCAACTTTTTCAACTTCACTTAAACCCTCAGCTGATTTTACAATAGCTTTAGCTCTATTTAAATTTAATAATTCTTTACCTACTAATTCAACACCTTCTGCATCTTTAATTGCAGTTTTTGCAATTTTAAGAATATGTTCAGCCTTTTCAGCTTTAGTTGCAAGTTTAGCTATTTCAATACCTGTTTTAGCACCTTTTAAACCAAGTTTAGCAGATGCTGCTCCTGGAATTAATGATAATGCTGTAAATCCTAAATTCAATGCAGCATTTCCAGCAGTTTCTCCAAATCCATGTCCACGTAATATATCTGAACCTAATGTTGCAGCTGTTGATGTTAAACCTCCTGCAAGTCCGGCAGCGGTTCCACCTAAACTTACAACATCTCCACCTAATGCAATAGCATCTAAATAATCTGCTGTAGATCCTTTTCCAGATAACATATCTCCAACTTTACCACTACCTGTAGCAGTTGGTTTTTCTTTTGGATGAAAATAAGTTGTAGTTGTTTTACGAATATATGCTTGTGGTTTATGTGGTGTTGGTACTACTGGTGCAGTTTTTGCAGCAGTTGCTGCTGTTAAAGCAGCTGCATCATCAGCAGCTTTCTTTTCTGCATCTAATTCAGTTTGTGTTTTTGGTGGAATCAAATAATCATTCATTTTCCAACCTAATGCATATGCTTTCTCAGTTACTTTATCCCAATTAGGATTTGGTTCACTTAAAGCAAGTTTTAATGCCTGAGCATTATCGTAATCTTTATAATCGTAAGAATCTTTATTCTTAGTGTAATCATTTAAATAATCATCAACTCCTTCTTTTGCCCAACCTAATACTCTAGCTTTTCTTTCATCATTAGTTTTGAAAGTATTTAAATGTGTAGCAAGTGCATTAACATCATCATGATAATGTTTATTTGATACAATATTAGTTAAACCTTGTACTTCTTTTGAATACCCTGTTTGCGCTGTTGGAGTTGTAGTAGAATTTGTTGACTCTATGTGTGTTCTTAGTGCATTCATTGCTGAACTAAGTGATTCTTTATCAGCATCATTACCTCTAATCTTAACACCTAATCCTAACATATCTTTACTAAGAGGTTCGTCATGACCTGTTCAGTTGAATTTCTTTAATTCTTCTGGAAGTTGAGATGTGTCAATACTATATGTTTGATCTGGATTAAATTTTAAAGCTTTATCCATAGCTCCACTTTTTACAAGAGCAGCTACTTGATCGTAAGCAGGCTTAGCTCTTCTAGCTTCTTTAGAAGACATCGAATACAAATTATCGTATAATGCCTTTTCTACCTGAGAATAATCTTTTGGAGTATTATTTGGATCAGGAGCTTTACTTCCCGTTTGTAATTTTCTTACTAATGCCATGTTTATAATTTTTTTAAATTAAACAATAAAAGGGAAACAGGTTTTTTACTGCTTCCCTTTTAAGGTAGGCTTATTTTCTGCCCACGAATACTAGTTTACCGCCTTTTCTTTGGTAAGTAGGTTGACCTTGTGCTTCTGGAGCTCCACCTTGTTCACCTTGTGCACCTTGAAGCATTTGCATGATCATTTGTGCTAACATAGCAGCTGCTTCTGGTCCTAATTGTTGAACAATTTGTTGTGCCATTTGAGCAACTTGTTCTTCTGCTCCACCACCTTGTTGTCCACCTTCTGCAGGTGCTGCTGCCGGAGCTGCACCTTGTTCTGGAGCAGGAGCTGCTCCACCTTCTTGTAAAAATTTTACTTTCATTTTAATTATTAATTTTTGGATTTTACATATTCAGGATCAGTTTCAGACTGTACCTGTAAAAACTTAAACATTCTTTTACCTAATGTTTTGTAATCATTATCATTATTAGTTATTGCAGCTTTTTTCGCAAACTTAATTAATGTTTTAGTATGTGTCCGACTAAATATTCTTTCACCACCAACTAATTCCATTTGAGAATTTCCTTCTGCATCTAACACGTGCATTTTATCTGATTTTAGTTTATTATCAGGTTTGAATTCTAGTTCATCACCTTCTTTAACTCCAGAATCTTTGTTTAATTCTAACACATACATCACATTTTGTTCTGTGATTAAGTCTTCTGATTCAGGTACTCCTTCATGAACTGATATAACGTTCATTTCTTCATCTATAAAAATTATATCTAATGGAATATGAGTATCTTTCATATAGAAAGAAATCTCATCAGGCTCATTAAATATAAATAACATTCCTTCGTTTTCAGGTAATTCAGTTACACCTTGTAATCCTTTATCATGATCTTCATCAGATTCAGCAAGTTTAACCGTATATTCTTTATTACCAATCTCTATTTTTATTTCTTTCATTTGGTTAATATCTCAGGGATAATACTATTTAAAATTCCTCCATTTTCATGATGTCATTTTTTTGCATTTTGAGCAAAAATTGCACGTTTCTTCGTTAATGGATTTTTACTATGTGTAAGTTCTTCTGTAGATTTTCCAGTTTTCTTTTTAGTTGCAGTAAATTTTCCTTTATTTGCAGGATTAATATGAATACCACCCGATTTAAAACTTTGGATATTATTCATTTGATTTGATATTGTATATTTCATAATTTTTTATATATTCATTAATTAATCGTTGAGATTTTATATCTCCATCATGAGCAATATAATGACAATATATACACAAAGTTATTCCATTAGTTTCATCAAATTCTAATGAGTTATCAATTGATTTTGGAATAATATGATGAGCATGTTGTATAGTTTTTTCAGAATTACCACAATTTTGACAAGTATAATTATCTCGAGTTTTTACTAATTTTCCTCATTTTCTAAATGCGTCTTTTCTTCCTTCAATATGATTACATTCTTTTCATTCATAATGATTTTTACCTATTGTGTATTCTTCTGAACATTTTTTACAACAGAAATTATTTGTAGAATTAATAAGATGTTCTTTTCTATTAAAATTTGAACCACAATTAGTACATTGTATTGCTATTATATCTGAACTTTTATTTTTAACTTTACATTCATGCGAACAAAATTTAGAATCTCTATATTCTTGAACTTCATACTCTTTATTACATTCTTCACAAATTAATATCTTTCTTAATTTTCTAGAATTATGTGAACATTCTTGACTGCAATATTTTCTAGTTTTTATCCCTTGAAATTCAGCTCCACAATGTTCACATATTTTAGATTCTTTCTTATAACCCATATTTTATTTTTTGATATTATACAAAAGTATAATAATTTTTCCATATAATATCTATAAACTGATTAAATTTTTAATTACAAAGATTAAGCTTCAACAGTTTCTATAAGTCCTGTATTGTCTTGAGTATTTTCTAATATCTCATAAACTAACAACTTACCAGCTTTAAGTGCTATGTCTTCATCTCCATCTTTATATTGTTTAAACATCTCTTCTAACTTGTCTGTAACATCTTTATTAAAAATGATTTCATTAAGTTCAATTTCTGCGTGTTGAGTTATAGCACCACCTTCATCCATTGTTACAACCGGAATACCTTTATCAGTAACTTGTTCTGAAATTTCTTCTGGCAGATCGTGTTTTCTAGCATGTAATGCTCCATCAGGTATAACATTAAATTTACCACCATCTTCAAATACATCTATTTCAGGAACTTCAATTACTTCTATGATCGGTTTAACTCTTAAAGAATAATTAACCCGATTTTTAATATTAGTCATTTGTAGTTTACTTCCGCGTTTTGCAGCTAATATATTAGTTGTTATACCTCCAAACAATTTCTGTTGATTTTTGGTAGCGATGTCTCCAAATGAATTCGCAGAAGCTAACATATTCTGTTTACTTTGAAACATAGAATTACCCGCAAGTAAATTCTGTTTATCATCATATTTAGTCAAATTGTTAGCATTTCTAGTTTTACCAGCTCAAGTACCTAATAAAGTCTGTTTCTTTCCAGCATTAGTATTCATATTAAATGAATATGCTCCAGTATCTAATCCAGTAGTACCTTGCTTTTTAGCTGTAGTTCCTGCAAATTTATTTAATGTTGTAAGAGCAGTAAGACCAGCTCCGATTCCCATTAATGCAGGATTACCAGATTTAAGCATCATACCAGCTCCTTTATCCATAAGTCCCATTGTACCCTCTTCTAAATCTGAGCCAGTTTCAGCACGTTTTAAACCTGCTGCTTGTAATCCAGTTTCTAATAGTTGTGGAGCTTCTCCAAGTATTTCAGATCCTACAGAAGCAGCGGGTGCTGCTCCTGGGATTTGTGTTGAACCTGATTTAATAGTAGATCCATTTGCATTCATACCTAAGTTTTTATTAAGTCCTTTTATAATTTTATTTATATCTAGACTATTTGTAGATAAATATGAATTCTTAGAACTTAATTGTTGTAAAGATCCAGATGGTGTTTGATATTTTTTAATTAATTCTTTAGGCATAACTTATAGTGAATAATGTTCTTAGAGCATTAATGACTGCATATTGTGTACCATCATATTTTACTCGTATTTTAATATATTTATCTCTAATTTTCATTTCATTTGCTTTAGTAAATAATAATTCATTATTTTTAACATAAGCATAAGTAAAATTAATTGGTTGAATTTGAATATCTCAAGAATCTTCCATATATTGCATATTACCTTTTACTCTACCAAATTGTTTAAGGTTTAAACCTTGTTGATAACTGTTAACTAATTTTTCTTTAGTTTTATTATGTTCTTTAATACTTATATCTTTAGTACGTATTAAATTTCCATAAAATGAATTTGGTAAATTAATATCAAAATATTCACTATTAGAATTACTATCTTTTTGTGTAATAATATAAGGAAGTTTTGGTGTTAAAGGTTTTGCAATTAAATAAAGTCTATAGCGTTCATCTAAATCTGTGATTCCAGTTAAATTAACTCCATTAACATTATTTATTGTGATGTTATTTAATTTTAATATTAAATCTTTATCTTTATTCCAATCAAATCCTTCGCCAACAACTTCATAATAAAATGAGTTGGGTTCTGCTAAATTAGATATAATTTTTAAGTTATTAAATATTTTCTGAACTCCAGGAATTCCATTAGCAACAAATTCAAATTCGAATGGATATTGGGCATCATACCAATAAGTTGGAAGAATTGTTCCTTGCTCTTCTTCGAATCCCGCAAATCCGTGTTTATACAAGTAATTAGATGCATTTTCATGCTTCTCTGTATTTGCAAAGGTATAAAAAATATTATTTATATTTTCTGAAAATTCTGGAAACCATGTATATTGAGTAACCCATTTGTTTGTAAGTTCACTATGACATAAATGTCAAGATACATTATTATATTTAAACACAAACATAACATCTTGTTTAAATGCGTTATAATGTGATTTTACAAAATTTACATTTATACTATTATCATAATCAGATTCTTTTAAATTAATATGATCATTTAAGAATTTTTGAATTTTCAAATCAGATATAACTTCAAATTGTTGTCCATTAGTTCTCCAAATCTTTTTAGCAACAGTATCAATACCGTAAATAAACTTAGATGTTTTAATTATAGAATCTGCTCACATAGATCCAAATGTATTTGATAATACTTTAGGATTTTTAGGAAGTACTGTATCAGTATTAATGTATACATTATCTCCTTGTGCATTTGTCATCATTGCTCTTTCGTTTACAGGAATCATTAATACTCCATGTTCCATAACAGCAATAAGTGTTCCATATCATTCCTCTAATTTTACAAGTTCACCATGTTCAAGAGTATAATCTTGATAATTTGGAGATTCGAATATACGAGTTCCATTTACAAATGATGATTGTTGTAATTTATTTGAATAATTGATTCTATTTGTAAATGAAGTTTTGATAAAAGGAACATCAGGGATTTCAAAATAATTTTTATCTCCTAATGATTTACTAATACCTCCATTAATTATATGAGATTCAGGTAAACTATCTTGCATATCAATTGAATGATAAGGATAGAATCCTCTTTTCTTTTTATGAACAGCTTCTTCCATTGGATTTGAAAAATCTACATCTCTCATTGCTAAATTAGTATTACTGCAAACTTTAATTGTAACTCAATAACCTAAAGGAACTGCATTAACATCAGGTTTATTAATCTTCTGTGATCCAAATAATCCATTAATTTCAGAATACTTTTTGAACTTCTTACCATCAGCTTCAATTATTGAATTATTTCCAGGTTCTCCATCACTAGTTTCTCCTGAGAATGATGCAACAAAGTTTCCTCTATAAGTAAAAACGGGTAAAAGTTTTCTATACGATAATGATTCAGTTGTAAGTGTTCCATCTGTTCCACCTGACTTAACAATTGTAGAAGCTTTATTAATAACTCTAAAATTTTTATATCAAGTTCAAGGATCTATAATTTTTTTATTAGTTGGAACTTCACCATCAGTAAAATTTCAAGTCATTCTTTGAGTTACTGTATTTATATAACAATCACCTCTAAAAATATTATTAATATATTTTGAGTCAGTTCCAGATAATTTACTTCATTCAATTCTATCAGTAATAGGAAAAAATGGAGAAGAATTATTATATCTTATTTTAAAGTAATCTTTTCAACTTACATTAAAATTATAATCTTTTTGAAAAATATTATAGTATTCACCATCAACAATAGCATCTGATTCAGTTGCTAAATAAGTATTAAATATACCTCTAACTTTAGTAGATGTATAATTTACATTATCATCAGTAACTGTATTTTCTAAATCTTCATATGCTCCATATTTAGGATCTGCATATTTAGAAACATCAATATCATTACCTGCTTGTGAACTAAATGAGAATTTACTATTTTTAATTAATTCAATACCTGGTTCAATTAAAGTAATTGGGGTATTAATTTCTGTAACATCTGATACTTTTGGAATAGTATTTTCTAATATTAAATTTAAATAATCTTTGGAATTATTTATAAATGATTTATTAGAACGAGTATACTTAGTAGTTCTTAATAAGAATTCAGATGAATTAAAAAATGAATTAAATGTATTTACTTTTAAAGTAGCTTCTGGACAAAGTAATGCATTATGATTAATATCATCTACTTTAAATAAACTTGTTCCTAATTTAGGTTTACCTGAATTATTTGTAGGACTATTAGTTGTAGTTAAGAAAGATTGTCCAAAATGAGCATCATTAATATCTTCTTTATAATTGTTATTTACAATTTTTAAAGTTGGAGTGTATGCTTTTGTTGATGTAGATATACCTACAGCCTGAGCTAATATAGTAGGAATTCTTTTTTGTCTAACAATAAAAAATCCTTTAGTTATGTCTTTTAAACCATCAATTATATCAGATCCTTCTAATACACTATTTCCAAGTTCATCATTTTGAAATGATACTTTTAAACCAATTGGTTTAATTGATAAAGTTCCATTCATCATTGACTTTTCAGTCATATCTATTTTGAATACACCTTTTACATTTTCATCAGTACCTTCGATTAAATAATCATCTCCATAATTAATATCATCTCCAATTTTAGGAAGATATGAATATATTGTATTTTCATTAATAACTTTTTTACCTCTAATATTAAATACTGGAGATAATGTATAATCATTCATAATATAAACTATTCCTAATCGATAAACTTCTTCATCTCAATATCCTAATTTATAATATATATTATTTGCATTAAAATATTCATTTCCTATAAATGGATATCTTTCATTATAATTTTCATCTAAATATCCAATGCCATTAGTATCATACATAGGAGTAGGTATAGCATATAAACTATACTTTTCTAATGTTTTAAATACTTCATAATTATTTGTAATATTTCCAGCAAAACAAATATTTTGACAAGTTGCCAATGTTTTTACTGAATCAAAATTTGCATATTTAATATTAATACTATCTGTTGTAATTTCAGTATGATTTTCATAACCTGTAATAGAAATTTCAGTATTATTGTTTACAATTTTAAATTTGTCTTCAATAAAATATGTTTTAACTATTTCAGAATCTCCATCACCTGTAGATCTTGTATAATATATATTAATGTAATCATAAGCTAAATCTAAATTGTTTAATCTAAATTTAATAACTTTATTACTATTCTCATCTAATTGACCTCCTCTTATTGATTTAGGTGAATTTACTGTTCCTATGTGACATATTACTTTTCCTGATTCAGCAATAAAATCTGATTCATTTCCATCATAATCTGCTAATTTAAAATAAAAAGTATAATTTCCAACTTTCATATTACCACCATCTTTAATTCCTAAAAAATCAATAGTAGTAATTTTATTAGTATTCTTTATTAAACTTGCTTCAATTTTAAAATTGTCAGCTGAATAAATATTTGTGTCTAAGTTACCATGTCTATCTGCAATTTTATATTCAGTTGAACTTGTCAAATAGAATCTAGAATTTATGATTTTAGGAGGATTAACATCATCCGTAACTATTATATTTACTGAATCATCATAAGATACTTCAGTAGTAATCGCTATAGGATGATCAATATTTACTTTTGCTACATCAGCATCTAATCTTAACGGTAAAAGAGATTTTTCAGGTACAGTTGCACTAGGATTCAATAAATTATAAAAAGGAGCATATTCATATAACAGGGTTCCTGATTCAGGAATCCCGTATATAGAATTAGTTATTGATAAATTTATTATTGGTAATGCCATTTTATTTTATTCTTAGTATATAATTAACTACAAAGTAAGGAGGCATATTATTATGAGGCATTGTTACTCCACTATCTCCACCAGCGTTACCTGTAAGACCTTGATAAGTACGTGCATTATTTTCACCAACTATTGTATTTGTAGCATTACCAGGCATTCCTGTAGTTACTTTATTATATACAAAGAAAGAACCATTATCATCCGCAATACCATTTGGATGATTATGTACTGGTGATTCAGTAAGATCTAATTGATGTGAAAATTCACCTGCTGAAGCACCTAATTCAAGAGTTGCATATGCATATAATGGAGGAATTCCTGCTTGAATTAATGATGATCCAGGTTTAATATAAGGAATACCTATAGTTGTAACTCCATCTCCTCCATAAACTAGAAACATAGGTCCCATTGTAGAAACAAATGAAGGATGACAATCTGCTACATTAACTGTTTGACCTGGAACATTACATCACACATATCCCTCTGGTGGTAACGTACTTGAGAAAAAAGGTTTAGGTATTCCTCAATCTGAATAATATAATGCTGAAATCATTTCATCATTTGCATTCACATGATCACCTCTCTTTATTTTATTCCCAGCTACTGGAATATAATTTTTTACAGCTGTTTTTATTGCTTCTAGTAACATATTTTTATATTTTTTTTGTGTTTAGTAATAATCATATCCTTCATAATCATTGGAATCATAATTAAAAACATTAGTTAGTAATTCAGAACCTGAGAGAGTATATTTATTTAAGTATATTGTTGGTAATTCATCTGTTACATCATCAGTAGTTCCAGGATTATTAAATACAGGAGTTATACTAAATTCTAATATATTTCCTTCTTCAGAAAATGGAATAGTAATTATATAATCATCTGTAGGTGAACCTAATATAATATCAGTTCATGTTCTTGTAGCTCAACCATCTAATGAATAGTTTATTCGTAAATGTGTAATATTTCAAGTAGTTTGATTATCAACAGAAATATTAAATGTAGCTTGATAACCTTGTCCATCTATTTGATCTAAATTATAATAATTTAAATGAAATAAAGGTAAATCTTCAAGTTCAACAGATAAAACTAATTTACCTTTAAAGTTATTTTTACAATAATATTTGAAAGTTGGATCATCAAACCAAAATTGGTCAGTTAATGTTCCACCTTTAAAACGTGCATATTCATTTCATACATCCGTTGTAAGGTCAATAAATCCATTAGTTAATTGAAGGTATAGTTTGACATTATATATTCTTAAATCTGATGAAATTCGTAAATTTCCTGAGTAATGATAGCGAGTTACATTTGATAAATCTAAATCAACTCCTTCAAATACAGTATATTCTCCAGCTTTAAATATATAATTATTTAAAACATTAGAAGTAAATAATGAATATTTTGTTGGATCATTAAATGTAAACTGAATTCCATTTCCTACTGATTCTTCTGTTAATATTTGTGGACATGGATAACTTCCAAACTCTACTTGATTAGTATTTTTATTAGCAGATACAATATATAATACTCCACCAAATTCTCTTATTCCAATTGGATAAAATCCATCTGTTAAAGATATATATTTTGGAGTTTCTTCTGTCCAATCTGGTGCTTTAATCTTTGTATTTCCAGCATCATTTTGTAATGCCATTTCATCTGAATTAAAAGTTATGAAAGTTCCATTTATACAATCAGTTAATGTATTAGAAGGCATCATAATTGGATTAATATCGTAATTTAATCCTTCAGAAAAAGTATTTATTGTTTCTTTTTTCATTAATTAAAAATTTTATATTTAATTATTATTTTCTGTCCATCTTTAGTTTTACAATATTTAGTTTTTCCAGATAATACATTAGATGTAGATGAACTTGTTATATTATAATAATCACAAACATCTTTAGCACAATTAAAAGTTTTAATAAAATTATTTTCAAAATCAAAAATATCAACAATTATTGGTTTTAAAATTTTTTTATCTTCTAAATTAAAATTATCATCTTTATATCTTCAAATTAATCTTAAATTTTCTAATTTACCACATGTTTGTACTATTCGTTTACAATTTTTTGTCACAGAACTAGGGTCAACATTATAAAATTTTGCTCCATCTTTAATACATTGAAATGTATTTATTAATGCTCCATCTTCTGTAAAAATATTAACCCCAAGTTGTAATCCTTCTTTTATTTTTTTAGATCTTTCAGGATTATTTTCACAAGCTATTTTAGTATTAATTTTTATTTTTTCTTTATGTCCTTCAGAAAGTGAAATATTTAATTTAGCTTGTCTAATTCTTTCTTTAGATTCATCTGATCTTTTTGTTCCTAATTGTAAATCTCTTAATTTTTTTCTAGTTTCTGCAGATACAATTCTTCCTTTACTCCCTATACCACCTAAATTAGAATTATATCCATTTTCAAAAGAATCAAACTCTTTAATGTAACTAATTTCTAATTCAAATAATTCGTTATATAAAGAATCTTTATCTATATTCCTACAAATTTTAATAATTTCTCAATTAAAATTTTCTTCTCCATATTTACGGATTGCATTATAAAAATATGAATTTCGATCTTTATGCTTTTTATTTCTTGCAGCACTTAGATGTTCGGTTTTTCTTCTTTTTAAAGATCTAATTGTTTCACCAATATAACATTTATTGTTTAATTTACAAGTTGCTTTGTAAATATATCCTTCATATTCATTATCTTTCTTCATTTCTTAATTCTTGTCATGTTTTGTTAGATGGTGTGAACTTGTGTTCATAAGCTTCACCCATATATTCTAAATCTCTAACTTTTAAACTATCTGCTCAATAACTCCATCCTTTAAAAGTTTTACTTTTAAATCTAAATACATAAATATGTTTTGCTTTATAATAAAGTTCTTCCTTAATTTTACGAGGAATAATATTATTAAATTTGACAATTGATTTGCTAGTTTTATTATCTTCTAATCATTTGTTAAATCCGGTTGGATTTAATCCTATATAGTAATATCCATCGAATGGAGTTTTCTTTCATCCTTCGATCTTTCTTAATTTTCTATCTCTACGAATACTGTATTCTTTAATCTGTATATCAGGAGTTAGTGTTAAATGTCCGATATAAGCTAAACAATTAATATGTCTTTTTGATATTATAGATATGGCACATCCATACTTTATAGCGGAATGCATACGTCTGAATCCATGTGTCAATAATCTTTTTATTTCAGGTTTTGTAAAAGTATTGAATTCCATTTGAACTTCATCTATAAAGTCATCTAAGAATACATCTTTTGTTGTGTAAAATTTAACTCCAGAGTTAACTCCTTCCATAAATTTTCTCTTTAATTCACTCCCAATATATATGGGAATCATTTTAGGATATGCTCTAGTTTTAAAATAATAATTCATAAAATATCCTGTAAAATCAGATTCTACAAAATCAACTTCTTGAAATCGTCCATTCTGACGTTGTGTTATAAATTTATCACCCGTTACAATTTCGAAGTCTATATAAGACTCCGCAACTGTAGGGATTACAAATCTAACTCTATCATCAATAACTCTATGTAATATTAAACCAAGACAATATCTAAAAGGACCAGCTATAGCATCTTCATATGTTGCATTTCATCCATAAGTATCATTAAGATTCCTTCATTTTTTATCAGTAACCTTTGTAGGAGTATTTGAATAAATCTCCCCAGGTGTTAGTCCATGATTAAATAATATACGCATTAACGAGTTGGTTTAAATGATTTACCGAAACGTTTTCTATCTCATGAAGAAGAAACATTAAGGATTTCATCCATTTCATTTTGATTTATATATTCGGGTACTCTAGCTTGAGTACACATTAATTTTCATTTCTGTTCAAGTAATTGAGACATTTGAATTATTCCTGAATTCATAGTAATTAAACCTTTCTTAAAAAATTCAGCTTGCGCACAAAAAGCCGCAACAGCATCAATCTCTCTAACATCTAAATAAGGTAATCCTTCTTCATCAACAATAACTCCTTTATAAAGAATATTTATTTTATTAAATTTATCAGCTAATTGAATTGTGTTTCCGGTTTGTTGATATTTAATAAATTTACCTGATGAATATCCAAATCCTGTATTATATTTTCTTGATTCAACATAACCTTCAATTCATCCATTTTGATTATTTCCAGCTAATGTTGTTGGTGTAGTCTTTTGATAATCTTCATAATCTGCTGTAACAGCTTCGATTATATCACAATTACAAGGAAGATCTACATAAAAACTACCATCAGCATTTTTTTCAGCTTCAGTTTGGTAGTGATATCATCTATATTGTTTGTTACCTATTTTATCTCAAGCAATTAAACCTAATGTTTCAAATTCATCAGGGTTTATTTCAAGACCGTATAATTGTCTCATTTGAGTATACGCTGTATTAAATGGAAATCTTTTCATTAATGAGGAGCTTGTGTGTTAGGTATGGGTTGAGCAGCCATTTGACGATAATAACGTAATTTCTTTTCAGTTAAACGTTTTTTAATCTCAGCTGATATAAATGTATAATTTTCTAAATCATCTCCAGCACAACAATCATATTGTGTGAGTTGTCTTGGATCTTTTGGTATAAATATAATTGATACTTTCTTTAATAACGGAGTATTAAATACTCAACAATCATACATGTTATTTGCATTTGGTGTAGTATCAATATATACGTGAGGTTTATTAGAACCATGTCTAAGATATCTATGTGATCTAAATCCGTTAATTGTAGTATAAACTTTAAATACAATTTCTTTATGAATTGAACCTAAATAATCAATTGCATCACAACTTAAATCATTTACTATTTGAGGAATTTCAAAATGCATTTCAGGTCTACTATAATCAGGAAGATTACAAGGACATTTATCTAATGATTTAGTATCAACATCTACACAATTAATAGACATTACTAAATCTCTTTTTGGAACAATTCCTTTTAAAGAATATTCCTTAATAATTTGAAGACGTTCGTCAACACAATCATCTTCTAATTGTTGTAGTGATAAATTAGGAGTACTTGTTATACCAGCAAGACCTCCAATAATATCATTATATATAGCTGATGCTAATTTAGTTACCATAAGTTAGATTTAATAAAAAAGGGTGAGGCAAGACGCCCCACCCTTTAAGTAATTAATTAATATTAAGCGATTACTGTAATTGTGATTGTACCAGTTGCACCAGTAGCATCAGTAGCAGTAATTACTGTAGTTCCAGCAGCTACACCAGTAACTACACCAGTTCCAGCTACAACAGTAGCAGTAGCAGTAGTTCCAGAAGCGAATGTTACAGCTCCTAATGCTCCAACAGGAGTAATAGTAGTAGTATCACCTACGACGATTAAGTTATCATTAGTAGTTAATTGGAATGCACCAGCACCAGGACTAGAAGCTAAAATAGATAAACCAGTATTAGTAATTGCAGTTTCAAATGTTGTTACATTAGCAGCAGGTACATAGAATACATGAGTTGTGATTGAATTACCTTCTGCGAGGATTCCATCAGCACTATCTTTTTGGATTTTGTAACGAAGTGTATATTGAGAATAGTTTCCACCAATGATTGGTCTTTCTTCTTTGTTTGTACCAAAGAAACGAGTGTTTTCATAAGTAGGGAACATAATTGATCTTACCATGAAATCGTCATCTCCAAAACCAACAAGACCAGCAGTTGTAACTGTACCTGTAGCTTTTACTGTATATTCAGGTTGAATAATTGAGTTAGAGTTTAAAGTTAATGCAACTTCTTCAGTTTGTTTAATTGAGAAAAATCTTTGGTTATTATCAGTAGCGGTTAATGTAATAATACCAGAACCACCAGAAGTAGCAGTGATATAAGAGAAACCGAATCTATCTTTAAGTCCGTTAATTTGAGCAATAAGAGCAGTTGCGTCAGTAGCAGCTACACCTGATGAAAGTACTTCAACTACAACCGGTTTTTTGAAATACAAATAAGTATTTGCATATTCAGAATTGGTTTGTTGAGATAATCTTACATCTACTTCTAATCTATTTACTAGCCCACTTGTTGAAGCGGCGATTGTAATTGAAGCTACTTCTTTAACACCAGCACTATAAGCTTTTTTATAAACGCTTACGATACCTGCTTTCTTGAAGAAATTTACTCTAGTTACATTCAGACCTTGGGCAGTTCCAGCATATTTAGCTGTAGAACCATTTGAATCTAATTGAGAATTTAAAATTGTTGTTGTTGTAAATTGATACATTTTTTATAGTTTATATCATTTAAAAATATTTATCTATGTCTTTGTTGTTGTTCTTGTTGTGGACCAGCTACTGATGTATTAACAGGAATATGTGATTGTAATCTAGGATCACTAGCATTTTCCATTAATATATTAGTTAGTTCATTTATAATTTCTTGAACAACGTAATCTGGGAATTCTAATATTTGAGATGTATCTTCTACTGCATCTACCTGTTCTTGTGTAAGTCTGATAAATTGTGGAGATTTTAAATAATCTACATATATTCTTGTTGGTTGAAAAATCTTATCATCTTTTCCAAATCTTAACTCCATTCTAGTTGCATCTCTATTACCGTAGCGAATATCTTCTTCTCTAGTTATTAAAGATCTTTCAACACTTTCATAAGTTAAAGTACCTGATGTATTAGATTTAGATACTACAAATGTATCATACATTGATTTAATTGTTAATATATTAGTATTAACATCTAAAAAGTAGTATGCTCTTTGTATTTTAGGATCTGAACTTACAGATAATTTAGAATATAAATTTGCAAGAGTTCCATTATTAGTAGTATTTATTAATACTTCTAAAGGATTTGATATAGATGGTGAAGTTTTTAAAGTATATGTAATTCCATTTACTATAATTGTATCTCCATCTACTTCAGTTCCATCTAAATCTAATGTATAAATATTAAAATTAGTTCCCGATAAGATTGTTTTAGAATCTTCTGTTGGGAATGTATTTATTGTATTTACGTTATGAATATAAAAATAAGGATTAGAATATGAAGGTCTTTGATAATAGTTATTAATTATTTGTGACCACATATCTCCAGTTAGACGTTTTGCACCCATTTGTAAATATGAATTAGCATTGTAACATTTAAAAGATTTTAATACTTTATATTCTACAATACAATTCAAAATATGTACGTAATCTGGTGGTAAATCTACTTCATAAGTCGCTTGAAATAAAGGACTTGGTGAAGTAGGTGAGGTATAACCAGGGTATACCGTTTGTAATTTTGGTTCTAAAACAGCAGTACTTTTTAACACTCTCAAATCGTCAGTTTTCTGTTGATTCATGTCATAAGCGTTATACATTTTATTAACGTATTGCAAAATTGCTTTATTAATAAAATAGTTATAATCTTCCAACAATAAACTTGGAGCATTGACTTTATTTAATTCTGTTAGAGCTGCTTCAAATAGTTGGCTAGCTGTGATAATTGTATAGTTTTAATAATTTAATTATATTATCTTATTTGGAGGATTATCTGATCTGGTTCATAAAAATCCATTACACGATCTTTTTAATTTTATAGCAGAACTAATACTAGCTAATTTTAAATCTAGTTTATTTTTAGCTTGAATAATAGTATCAAAACTATCAATATATATTCCATCTAAAGAATATCTATTTAATTTTTCTGATTTTTTATTAACTATTATTTGTAATTTATCATATTTTTCAGTACTTATAAAGTATCCTGAAATTTTATAATTTGCTCTAATAGCTCTATTAAGATTTCCAGAATTTGTATCTAAAAATAATATAGCATCTGACATTTTTTCAAATTCTTCTACTAAAAATCCATCAACATCATAAATATAATATTTATTAGGATTATGTAGATTATATTCTGAAATATTTATTAGATTATTATAACTCCATAAAAACCCATTACAAGTTCTTTTTTCATTAATTGCTCCATATATATTAGATATATCTCTTTCTATAATTTTACTAGCTTCTATAGCAGATTCATATGATTTTAATAAATTTCCGTTAAAATCAAATTGATAAACAAAATTATATGGTCTAGGTCTTCCTTTTCCACCTAATGATGTATTGTATGTTTTATCACTATTTATAAATTCTTCAGTAACTAATTCTGATTCTTTTATATACGCATCTTCTTCTTTTTCAAATACATATAAAATATCTCTTTTAAAATTTGATATTCCATGTTTTATTATTGCAAAATGAAAAGGACGAATAGGATAATTCAAATAATGTGTATTGTTTAAATTAAATCCATTTCCTAAATATCCATCAAAAATATCAGGATTTTCAGTTTTATGTACTCCAATATAAATTTTATTGTTAATTAAACAAGTAGTTTTGTAAACAATGTATTTCATATATAATTATATTATGGTTAATATTATTTTTTAGATGTTGGTCCTTTTTTGACAGTAACTGTTTCAACAGGTTCTTCATAATAAGGAATATCTTTAGTGATATCTTCTTGAGCAACGTCAATTTCACGTTTAGTCATTAACTCAGGATAAGTTTCACGTTTAATAGAATCTAATAGTTTTTTGAATCTAATATCTCTTAGGAATGTTATTGTTGATTCTAATGAACCTCCAAGCATTTTATCATCGTATTTATATATTCCGTCTGAACGTCTAATTACTCCACGATCAACTGCATCGAGAATAAACAAATGCATTTTCCAATCTTCTCCTTCGTATAATTCAATTATCCTTTTTGGAGTTTTCTCAGCGATTTCAACTAGATAATCTAGTATATCAGCAGGGATTGCATTTCCTAAATTGCGTCCTAACACTCTACATTTTTTGATTCTTTCCGATTCTGAATCTTCATAGATATAACTTAAAGCTCTATAAACAAATTGTTTTTTGTCCATTTTAACTTTAGTAAGTTCTCCTGGTCTTTCAACATATAAATCAGCAATGCCATATTTACGAGCACCACCATCTACAATTAAATTACCATCTGAATCTCTTTGGAATCTATCTTTTGCAATCCAGTTACAATATTCAATAGCTTCTCATTTAGCTTTATCTATTACATCATCTAAGTCAAATGAAGTTCCGTCCACTATTTCAAATACGTGATCGGCTGCAATATAATGGGCTTCACCATTACTCATTTTAGTAATATCATCTTCTGACAAAACCATTTCGGTAGCACCTTTATTGACATCACCTCTGACTAATCTAACACAATCGGGGTATCTTCCTGTACGTGGATTTGGACAGGGTTGTATAAAGTACGTTTGATTAACTTTTCCATAAGCACTTCTAAGAATTATTTCATTATTCATATTCATATTTTTTTGTATTTTTTAATTTTCATCTACTTGTAAAATATCTAAAATTAGGGGAAGGTTAATCCTTCCCCATTTTTTATTACTAAACTTCTTCAATAATGAATGATTTATAAGGAGCGAATGCTGCAATACCAGAGTATCCTGCAACGATCAATTTAGATCCTGCGATTGGAGAACTAACGATACCACTAGTGATACCATCTACACCACCAACACCTGGATATTTAGATGTTACAAATTCTGCACCTTCTAATGTAAATGCTGCGATAGCTGGTTGATTTGTTGAAACGTCAGGTGACATATCAAGACAAATACCGTATCCTTTTCTATCATATTCTTTAGTAAGAGCACGATCAACCATGAATGTTACCATATTACCGGCAATTTCATAAGAAGTGAAAGTTCCACCAACTTTGATAGGATTATCAGCTTTAACCATTGATTGAGCTGCTTTAGAATACATCATTGTTGGAGTTGATCCCCACAATTTCAACCAGTCTCCTAAAGTAGAGTTAATTTGACCCCAAAGTCTATCATTAACAATAAATGTGTAACTGTTACCAATTGCATTTGCTGCTTTTTGATTCATTTGATCAATTACTGTATTGATGATGTTTACATTCAATTTAGCATATTTATACTTAGATGCAAATCTTTCGATTTGAGGAATAAGACCATCACCCGCGATAAGTGGACGACCATCTTCTGTAAGTACAGTAGATTTACCATTAACATCCATAGTTGTTTTTCCCCATAGTAAGTGGTTATTTTTAACTGTTTGGAAGTTTTCAAACAAATCTTTTTCCATTTTGTTTAACTTAAAGATCTTTTCTTTCAAGTCTCCAGCTCCATCTCCTGATGCAATTTTGATAAATTGATCTTCCATTTGAGCATAACGAGAAGAGTAAGAAATGTCATTTCTATGTTCTGTGATCCATTGACGATGTTTTTCAATGTTTGATTGATACTTAGTATAACCTTCTTCATGGTACTCAGGCATAATATTAGATAAGAAACGAGTTGTTCCACCTACTTGACATGCTGAAGCATCAAGAATTGAAGAGAAATCTGCATCAATTAATTGAACCGTATATTCCCAGAATACATCTGCTTTTCTTTGTGGGGTTGCTTTAACAATACATTGCTGACGCGATCCGTCAATTTTGAATGTATCATATTTTTCATAATATCTTTCTTTGAAATACATTATGATATCTGCACCACCTGCACCAGTACCCGTTGGTGCTGCTGCGAATTCAACTCTTTTTACGAATTCTACATCAATTTCCCATTCTACCATTAAGGTATTAAGTGGTTGAAATTTATTAGCTGTTTTAGAGTTGTAATAAATGTTCATTAAGGCTTCTGTTAAGAAAGTCGCTGTATTATGTGTATACATGCGAGCCATAACTCCCATCATTTTAGGACGAGTTCCTAAAAGTTTGTAGAAATCCTCATAGGTTCTACTGTGTGCCAATTCTGGCTTTACGTTAACGTAACTTGCTACTACCATTGTAATCTAATTTTTTAAAAATTTAAGTCGTAAATGCTATTTTGTGTTTTGCCGGAAGGATTATTCCTAATAACGGCGGGTTTTGGTTTTATCTGTGATTTAAGTTTTGCTATCTCCGACTCATATGCATTCTTCAATGCATCGAATGAATCTTTTCCGTAACGTGAAAACCAAGCAAGTTCATATAATTTTTTTGGATCATTTAAACTTTTATAAAACTCACTGGTTCCATTTTCGTCTAAATCCAAAATCTGTGAAAGTACTTCATTTTTTTCATCATCATCTAACTCTATTCCGTAGAATTCTGGCGTTTGCAATGCCACATTAACCATAGTTTCAGAAAATTGGTTAAATTGTTCTTCTCTTTCGGTTTCAGCTTCTTGCTTTTGAGCTTCGTTATATTGATCTTCTAGTTGTTTATATTCTGTTCTAAGCACACCTACTTTTTTAGTAAATAATGCCTCATCTTGTAATTCTTTTTCTAATTCTCTAGCTAATTCTTCTTCGGTTAAATCATACTTTTGTTTTAAGTCTAATAAGAATAATTCTTGATCATCGTAAGAATCAATACTATATTCAGATGCAGCTCCTTGTGTAAATTCTTTAATTACTGAAGTTTTATATGCTTCAAGGAATTCTTCAACTGTTAAATTTTCACCTCTAATTTGATTAATAAGTTCAATTTCTTCATCATCTAAATCGTGATCTACAGGTTCTTGTTCTGGATCAGCAGCTTTTAAAATTTCTAATTGTTCTTCTTCTGTCAAATCATAGAAATCAATTTCTTGTTCATTATCGTTTTCATCCAAAACACTAATTTTAGAATTTTCAATTCCAAGTGTTTTAAGATATTTATTTAAAATAAACTCTTCGGTATCAGGTCCTTCGCTTTTTTCTGCAAAAAAGTCATCGACATCATCTCCAGGAATATCTAATTGTATTTCGGGTTCGTGTTGGGGGTTATCGGGCAAAAGATCGCCTTCAAAAAGTTCATCAAATTCATCCATATTCATTTATCATTTATAATGTGTATTATTTTTCTATCTATTAAATATATTCATCTTTCATAATGATTTTTATATATTCATTATTTTATACAAAGTTACCACCTTTATCAACAATAAAATATATAAACTATAAACTTTATTGAAAATAATTGTGGTAACTATTAAGATGCACTAATTGAAGAATTTAACTTCGCCAGTATTAAATAACATAGCTTCAGACTGACGTCTAAAACTTAATCCTTTTAGAACTTTACCTCCAGCTTTATTTCACATCATGAATGCATGTTCAATATTAGCAGGAGTATCTTTTGCAATAATCCTTTTTAAAAGTGTACTCTTTGCAAGAGATCCAAATCCTACATTATATGAAAATGAAATTAAAGCTTCATATTGATTCTGAGTTAAATCTAACTTCAATTTATCAATTTGTTTAGCAAATAGTTCCAAATCAACCTTTAACATTTTAGTAGCATCTTCAATAGTATTAAGTTTATGATAACTATATGCTTTTTCTTTATTTTCAGCACCTCTAATCATTTTACCATCTCTATCTAATATAACTTTTCCATAACCTTCAGTTCAGATTCCAATAGGATCCATTTTAGGTTGAAGTCCAATATGAGAGAGATCTCCGTCATGGAGACTCTCATAATGGGATACTAATTTAATCAGTTTGTCTGTAATCATTTTATTTATTTAATTCAGAGAATATTGTATCAACATCTATTACAATTGTACTTCTAATTAATACTTCTGTATTTGAAGTAAAATTAAAATTAAAATTTATATTATTTTCAATTCCAGGATTATTCGATACATTAAAATTTCCTTTATTAACACCTTCTATATTAGCAGAGCCATTAAAAGATATTATTTTACTTTCTTTAATTGAATAATTGAAAGTATAATCTACATTTCCAATTGTTACTTTAGCTTCAACACTAGTTGATTCATTTGTTTTTGTAATTTCCATAATTTTATTTTATTAATTTTTTATTTTATAATCCACCTTTAGCATAATGATATGTTCCACTATTTGTAGGAGATACTGAAAGTAATGTTAATCCAGTAAAATAACCTCCGATTATAGTACTAGTTGATTGAGATTGTCCTGATGATATTGTTAAATTAGCTCCTGATACATTAAATGATCTTCCTGCAGCAGCATCATAATAACTATAATTAAATGTTATAGTAACATTTGTATTTACAACAACTGCACTCGGTGATCCTGCATATACTGAATACGCATACATTTTTCAATTTGTACCATCATATAAATAATCTACATATATTTCAACATATGTATCATTAATTACATAATTATCTGCATAAGCTCAAGCATCATTATTATTGTAACTACAACAAGCTCCACTAGTTAAAGTAGATCATGTAGTATTATCAGTTACTATTGAAATATCATTTCCATTTCTATATTTAGTACCTCTTAAATTTGATGCCATTCATACTTGATTACCAATTTTTACTGTCTTATAAGTATAACCACTATTATCAGTCATTATACCTGAATTAGTAGAATCATCTTTGATTAATCTAACTGAAGCACCTGTTGCAGATCCACCACCTTCTAAACTAACTCATTCAGAATCATAATGCATATCCATCATAGTTGAAGTAGATAAATATAATCCAGTCTGTTTTATATATGCAAAATTTCCAGTATTATATCTAAATCCTCCGCCGACAGCAGCAAATTGATATATATCTGTAGCATTAGTATTTGGAGTTAACCAATGAGTTGTATTTGCTTCTTTCAATTTTCCACCACCTGTAGTTGTTCCTCCAATAGTTGAAACTAAAGTTTCTAATTCTGTTAAAGTTGGAACATGTCATCCACTTGGAGATATATTTCTAGAATCTAATACAGCATATGAATTATATAATCTACCATAACCACCATTAGGTAGTATGTGTTGATAGTTTCTAAAATTATATAAACTGTTTTTACTACCTACGTAGTTACTATCAAATGCACCAATAGCAGCGGAGAATAACTCAGTTAAACTCCTATTACTACTATCAGCATATATTTCAGTAACTACATCTCTTTGATTAAAATGATCATTATCTGGAACTGACATACTTTTCCTCCAATTGTTTTATTCTTGATTCAGCACTAGCAAGTTTTGCTATTATCAAGTCAATGTATTTTACTTTATATTCACCCTCTCTATTTCCAACTACAAATTCACTAAATCCATTAGATAATAAATCTTGAGCAATAGTACCAAATCTTAATTCTTCTAAGTTATTTTTAAAATTAAATGAAACTAAATTGAGCCTACTATAGTCTTTAATGATTGGTTGAATATTAGTCTTTAAAGTTCTATCTGACGATAAAATAAAATTACTAGCAGTAACATTACCATTGAAATGAGAATTATCACTTCCATCAATATAAAATGGAGTTGTACCATCGGAAGCATTTCTAATTGAAAATCCAGTGTTTGAAATTCCTTGTATTGA